TATCCTGAAATGGTTTTGCGGCACAGACGACACCCACCCTCTATGAAAGTTAGACTTCCTATTGTTAAACCCGTGCCATCAAAAGTTACTGGCTCTCCATTTGTAAGAACAATGACATTCTCCAACTTTCGATTTAAACTACGCAGTAGACTGATTTCGGTTATTGTCAGCTTTCTGCCCCAGATCAGGCTGGTAATAAATAGTTTTATTTTGGTTTTCATTTCATCCCCCTCATCATCCACCCGATGACCAGCGCATCGAGCGCCAGCACCGCGTCATGTAACTGCTCTAACTTCTGCCGCGTATTATGCGCTAGATAACGCGCCTCTGCTTCTTCGATTGCGCGGCGCTCTGCGGCCTCCATGTCGAATGTGCGGATTTTGTCTGCGTACATCATCTTAAATCCTCCCTGAAAGATACGGGCTTGATACTTGGCGCACATAGTCATTTTCTCGTGCCTCGTCATCTCTGGTTTCATCCTCAATGGACAGGAAATATTTTTCCATCTTTTCAAGATAATCGGCCTGCTCCTGAATGGCCGAGTTGATGTTGTCAATCGCCTCATCCAGAAACGCGGGAATTTCCCCCGCCTCCGGCGCGTTCATTTCAACCGTCCATGATACTTTCACAGACCGTAGAAATTGCTGCATGGCGCTGAATTCGTTGGCCGCGTCTACCAATTCATCGGCGGTCAAGTCGTGGGATTGCGTGATATCGTTTATATAGGCTTTTAGTGATTGCATTGTTTTGCTCCTTGGTTGTTATCTCTGTATAAATCTTATACTAATGCTTGGAGGCTACTAAGCGACATGATTGCAATGGTGGTATGCAAAAAGTGCATGGCTACTTTACTCTTGTAACTCTTACTGTTTTGTCAAGTTTTTTTGTCGAATAAACCCGCCCATGACGCTTACCAGTGAAATGGCATGACATACGGATTTTATCGTATAACTCCAATGGAAATAATTTTGTTTCTCCGACATTCATTAAAGACAATCCGTATTTGCTCATTTTGATCTCCTTTAAGCGCCGGGGGTTGTTAGCCCCCGGCTTTTAATTTTAAAAAGGGATATCCGTATCATCCACAGCATTAGCTGGCTTGGCCTGTGTTTTGCCAACCAAGTAATCCTGAATACTATTTTTGTCAGGATATTGCCCTGATTTATCGACAGACACGCCAACCTTGCACATGCCAGTTTTTCCAACAAAGTTATATGCCTCCAGTTCCCCGGTTTCATATTCTTTCAGCATCCCGCAAGCGTCTGCCAAGTGGCGAAGCTTAAACTCCATCCACGCGCCAGAAACGTAGTCAAAGATATTCTGGCTTGCGCCAGAATCTTTGAATACCTTGACTTTCAACTTTAGCATATCATGGCCATTTTTATCTTGCGCATCTTCAGATTCCAAGATTTCAAAGGCATACTCACCCTTCGTCCACAGATTAGCTTCTGCAATTTCTTTTTCAGATTTTGGTTGAAACTTCATAGTTTATTTCTCCTTCTTTGTTGTTAGGTATTTATCATTGATTAACTTAATGATTGCCGCGATTTTGTCGGCATCCATTTCATTATAGCTTTCAACGTTCGCCGCTTTCAGCCATTTGGCCTCTGTTCCTTCTGGCAGTTTCACGATTTCCAGCAGTCCATTAAGCTCCGCCAGCTGCTCATCAGTTGCAAGAACAATCTGCCTTACTTCGCCTTCCAAAATGTCCTTGCCGTATCTTTCGGCAAAGGCATCATAAGACCATTCAAAAACATCGGCATCTTTGAAGCCCAAAAGACGAGATTTTGTAACCCGCGCCCGATGCTGGCCTCCGATTTTGAAGATGTTAAGGCATAAATGCAATTCATATTCCAGCTTGTCGTAAGCATCAAATGTCACACCTATGACGTTGCGTTGTTTCTTTTCATCAATGCCATACAGGTCTTTTTCGTGAGCTACCAAAATGACATTCATGTCCATACGAGTAAGCCAAGAAATCAGGCGGCGCATGTATGCAACGGCTGGCTTTTTGCTTGCGCCGAATGCGTCCTTCTCTCCAAGCCTTTCAGCCTCTTTTGCAATTTCCATTGCAAAAACCTTACTGATTGAATCAATAACCAGCGTTTTATATTGGTGCTTTTCTGTTGCTAAAGCCTCGACCTGCTCTAGTATATTTTCAAAGGACAAAGACCCCTGATCGACTCCGTAATAAGCGCCACCGGATTTTTTTAGTTTATCCGTGTAATGCGCCATATCTGCCCCGCCCTCGGTGTCAATAAAATATACTTTCGGGAAATCAAGGCTTGTCCATGTCTTGCCGACTCCGGGCTTGCCGAAAATCAACACTTTTGGTTTGGATGGTTCTGCGGCCTTTGGATCAACCGCCTTTAGTTTGCTTGCCATTATATGGCCTCCTTGCTAGTATAAGGGGCGTTTTGTTGCGCTACCCCGTTTGCGCTAAAACAAAACTAAAGCAATACAAGCAAAGAGGCAAGCGAAAAATGAAAAAAAATTCAGAGGAACATATTCATATTTACGTAGCATCGTTTCTCAGGAAACTACAAGCAAAAGGACTTGACTTTATATTCTTTCACATTCCTAACGGTGGAGGTCGCAGCAAGCAAGAGGGCGGTAAATTTAAGCTTATGGGCGTTCTTCCCGGCGTTCCTGATTTATGCGTTATGAAGGATGGTTGTATTTTTTTCATAGAATTAAAGGCCACATTGGGGCGACAATCAACCGTACAAGAAAATTTTATTCAAGACGCAAGGAAATACGGGTTTAAAACCTTTATATTGAAGGCGGCAACCCCGCAAGAAGCTATCACCAAGGCCACCAATATTTTAAAGGAATTTTTTGCCGATCACCAAACGATTGATTCCGTTGCTAGCTCGATGTCTTTTATTTCCTGATTATGCCGCCCCATATCTTCGTATTTTAAAACGCGATCATATTTACCGTCATTTTTTACAATGATTTTTTTAGGCCACGGCATTGATTGAAAATAGCCATTGTCTATCATGGTGGCCACATCAAGCAGCGGCATGGGGAAGCCAGCCCGATCTTTCCACCACTTATCTGCCTTTTGCTTGGCAAACCCGCTATGCCACAGGCAAATATATTCCCGTGTCTGACTACCGTCTGGATGACTATAAACAACCAATAAACATGGCGTTTTGCCTTCCCGCGTCAGATTGTGCGGGAAATATTGAACGCCAATAATTTCCCTTGTTTCCGGCGCTCCCCCCATAACAGCGCCATCATGCGCCTGCTCCAATTTAAGTGCGGTATCCACCGGAAATTCATAACCGCAATCAGGACATTTTTTCGCGGCGGCATGGCAGATAGTAAAGCACTCCGGGCAATCTTTCATTGGCGGCAATCCCGGTTCTTTTTTCCCTTTTTCTTTTGCCTTTATCTGATCAAGAAAACCATGGCGACGAATGTTTCCGGCAAAATCTAAAAATAGGCAATTTGGCTTGTCGCTAGATGCGATTGCTTCCCGGCGTTCAGCTGCTGTTTCCTGTATCAGCGGAATTGTAGCCCTTGTTCCCCGCCCTGCCATTTGCAACAATAAGCCGCCGGACATTGTATGGCGCAGCATTCCAATTAAATCCACGCCCGGAACATCAACTCCAGTTGTCCATACGGCATTATTTGTCACCGCCCTTATTTTACCTGATTTGAATTTTTCTAATATAGCGGCGCGGGTTGCGTCATCTGTTTCTCCCGTTACCGTTTCGGAGGGTATGCCATTTCTTATCAATTCATCCCGCACCGCAAAGCTATGCGCTACGCCATTGCAGAAAATGAGCCATGAGCGCCTGTCTTTGCCGCGCTTGATCATCTCTGCGACTGCCCTTTGTGTCAGCCCATCAACATTAGTTGCTGCCTCCAATTCTTTTAAATTATATTCCCCCGCTACCTTGCCAACCCCGTCTATGTTGTATTGTGTTTCCGTTGCCTTGGCAGTCAGCGGCACAAGGTAGCCATTTTGAACGGCGCTGCCTAGTCCGTAATCAAAAATAATGTCATCAAACAATGCGTCATCCCCGCCTGTTATGCTTCCGCTATCCATGCGGAATGGTGTAGCAGACAGGCCGATTATTTTAAGAGTGGGGTAATGTTCCTTTAATGTCGCAATCAACGCAGCCCACATTGATTTATCCTTGCGACTAATCGTATGCACCTCATCGACAATTAAGACCTCAAAGCGGCCAAGGCTTTTGTTTTTATAGATTGATTGAATCCCAGCAAAGACGATCTTATTATCTGCCTCTTTGCGCCCCAATCCGGCGCTATAGATACCAATGTCAGCGCCCGGCATGATGTCCATCAATTTTTTTGAATTTTGTTCGACTAACTCCGAAACGTGAGTGCATACCAAAATCCGCACATCATGCCTTGCGACAATCTTCTTTATCAGACTGGCGATGATGATTGATTTCCCCGTTCCTGTTGCCGCGCAAATTACGGGATTTTTGCCGGGGCATTCCTTTAAATATTTTATGGTCGCTGTAACCGCGTCGTCCTGATATGGGCGGGTTATGATTGTGTTGGTTGCTGTGAATAAATCCATTATTTACCCCACACCCTAACCGATTTTTTTAACTTTGCGCTCCAACGCGGTTCATTTTTATAGCCGTTTTGCCGCAGAATATTTGCAACCCTTCGAGCTGTCACATCGTTTTTCTCGTGCATCTTCAGGTTCATTTTTTCTGTTACATCCTCGATGCGGAACTCTGCCCAGCCAAGCGCATTAATTGCCGAAAAGACCGCCCCCTCCCAAATATCTGTTTGAATGCGCTTATTGCGTTCTGTTTCTGCCCATTCGTTTTCTTCGGGTGTCGGGCCGATAAAAAGGTCATTCTTATAATAGTAAACCGCCTCTGCCCATAGCTGTCCCTTTATGGTGTTGAGGTAATCAATATCAATGGAGCGCTCAATCGTCACAGGCCAGTAGCGGCGGTTGCCCGTCGGGTCTTTTAGATAGTCGTAGTTATTTGTTGTGGCCGCCAAAACAAATTGGCGCGGGTATTCAACAATTTTCCTTGCGTAAGGTATCCGCACCTCATCAACCGTCTGTGTGATCCAGTTTTTAATTATGTTGTCGTCTTTTTGTGAAAATCCAGAAAGTTCTGCCAACTCTACAAAAAGCCGCCCCTGCATTTTCATGATGCAGTCTTTGCTGCCAATATCAGTCAACGCAATGCTGTCAGTGTGGTAGCATTCGCCATTGAAGGTTGCCATTGCTTTTAAAAATTGGCTCTTATATAGTCCTTGCTTCTGACTTTCTAAAATCAGCACATGATCGAATTTACAACCCGGCTCCATGACACGCTTGACTGCCGCAGTCAACCATTTTTTGAATACGAAACCCAGATAGTCGTCAGATTCCTGAGTGCATCCCAAAAAATCCTGACCGATAGTTTCCAAACGTATAACCCCATCCCATTCTTGGGCATTAAAATATTCACGAGCAGAATGAAATTTATTTTCTCCCGCTACGACATCAATGGCCTTGGCGGTGCGTTCTATTCCGCATGACAGGCCATAGCGCTCTAGGGTTGCTGCCGTCTGGGTTATGTGTATGTCTGAAATGGATTCAACTTTGAATTTTTCATCCTCCATCCATGGAGGGCATTTTAAAAGTATGGTGTCCTGCTTAAATTCGTCATAAGCGAAACATCCCTCAAAATCTTGATGATAGAGAAGATACATAATCGCATTTTGCAGCGATGAGCCAATAATCCGGTTTTTGGTGTCAACAATTAGGGCTTCTTGCCAGTTAAAGGAAGAAGCGGCGGGGACTTGGGGCGACTGCGAATCACCACGGGAGGCATCCCCGCCGCTATTTAAACGAAAGATGCCAAGAATGGCTCCTTCGTCTAAATCGTTAAAATCCTGCCCCATTTCGGGCGGCATTAAAATAGAAACGTTCGGCAAGCTTTGCATGACCTTGTTGGCTGCATTCTGCCCGGTTAGGGATTCGTCCTTATCTGCCGCGATTATGATGGGGGTGTTTTTATAGGTAGATCGGATATTTTTGGCGACTGGTAGCAAGTTGCCTGCATCAAAAGCTACCACAACAGCCCGCTTCGTGGCCTGATTGATTGATACCCCCGTCGCCCAGCCCTCGCATATAATTATATCTTTGCGCGGGTCGATTTGACCGATTATGTGGTAGCAGCCGCGCTTTTCGCCGCCGAATGGAAATCTCTTTGTGCCGTCCGCCTCTATAATCTGCCATGACACCATTTCGCCGGATTTATTATATAGGGGGATTATTAGGCTTTTGCTGCCCCATATACGGGCGCTGGATAGGGATATTTTTTTACGCTCCAGATATGGGGTTAATCCATCACGCCCTGCCAGCGACCATTTATGGCGGGCGCGTTCAGCAATCTTGGCGTGGCGCTCGGCAATCTTTATATCTTCTTCGGCTTTTCTGGCTGCGAGCATGGCCTTAACGCGGGCTATATCTGCCCTGCTCATGCCGCTATCCGATCGGTAGCTATGCCATGATACTTCTATTCCTGTTTTAAAATCGCGGGCATAGCCATAAGCAAAATCATGCTCTAGCCGCAGCCAATACGAAATTGATTTTTTGCCGCCCTTGTCTGTGGTGGCTTGCAAGCGGCGGAAGGAATGAGATGGGATTATGGTAGTGGTTGTTTTGGGTATTATGCCATTATTAACAATATGTGTAATAAATTTGCCGATGAAATCGGTCATTTTTTGCTCCCTGTGGTATTAATTCGCAGTCTTGAGGATAGGATAGGGGTGTTTTTGGGTGGTGTAAAGGGTGCTTTTATGATTTTTTTATATGTATTATGTATTAATAATGGTGTTTTTATTGCTATTTTCCAATAATGGTGTAATTTCGGTGTGGATTATCAAAATTTAAGTCTTTGATATTATTATATCTTACTACAATACATCATTATTTTAAAAAGATATCTTTAATATTATATATAAATATATATCCCATACCCGTATGTATATATGCTGGCGTAATGCGTGAGGAATTCCTATAAGCTGTTGAAATAATTGAAAAATCTGTTCATTACGGACTTTTTTTGCTTCAGTAATGCGTTAGGATTTTTCTTTTAATCTCAATCGCTTAGATGACATTACGGGAGTTTTTAGATATCTGCAATAAAAAAATGTTGTGTAATGAAAAAAGCTGTAATATATTCACAAAATGAAAGGAAACCACAATGATTAAAATAGAAAAAAACATTACACCGCCACATCCTGTCAAAAGAAGAAAGGATATCACTAACGCAATGGCAGAAATGCAGCCGGGGGATAGTTTTACATTGCCGACTTATTGTGATCCAAATTCTCTCTATATCCGTGCACAAAGACTTGGCATTAAGATTTCAGCCAGAAAACAAAGGGATGGAAATATTCGTGTATGGCGTATGAGCTAGATTATACACCCATATCAACCCAACCATGCAAAAATATCATAGCAAATTGTTTGTGGATGGTATAAGATTTTTACAAGTAACCAAGGAGGAATACAATGACCCAAGATAATTCACCGCTCGCGGCCATGGCTGGATACAGGGGCGAAGTATGGCACAAACGAAAACGCAAAATCCCCCTAGCTTACGCACTCCCCACGCTTGCCCTGATTTTAGGGCTGTGGGTGGCCGATCACAAGATGACGGTATATGACCGCACCAATCAGGAAACAACGCACTCACGGTGCAGCCAAGAGGAAATAATAAACTACATGGATGGGATCATCGAGGAGCAGGATTACAACCCGCGCTTTGTGCCGCCACCACGGAGGCCGGGATGACCGAAAAACTAAAAGTCCTTGACCTATTTTCCGGCATCGGAGGATTCTCCCTTGGGCTTGAAAGGACTGGCGGTTTTGAAACGGTTGCCTTCTGCGAAATAGACCCATTTTGCCAGAAGGTATTGAAGAAACACTGGCCTGATGTGCCGATTTATAACGATGTGAGGAAGTTAGATTATGACGGATCAGTTGATGTTATTACCGGAGGGTTCCCTTGCCAGCCTTTCAGTACAGCCGGGAAGCGAAAAGGCAAGGATGATGACCGCCACCTCTGGCCGTCTATGCTTCGCCTCATTCAAAAATATAGACCGTCTTGGATTGTTGGAGAGAACGTTGATGGCCTCGTCAGTCTGGGCCTCGACAGTGTGTTATCTGACTTGGGCAGTTCAGGTTACGGGGCAAGGACGTTCGTTATTCCGGCTTGTGCCGTCAATGCCCCCCACAGAAGATACAGGCTGTGGATTGTTGCTAACTCCCAGAGCGCAGGAAAGCGGGGAGAAATCGGAAACCTTCGTCAAGAGGATGGGGGATCGTGGGGAACACTGTTTCAGCAGTTTGACAGCACAGTTGAGGGGGCTATACCCAACGCCAAGAGCGAACAAAATCGCGGGGAGGAGCAGCGAGGGATTTTCAGACACCCTGATGCAACGGTTATTGCCGACCCCGGCGACATCGGACGCGAAGGGAGCGTCTGCAAAGCGGTTCAATGGCAGCCCGGAGAGCCACGGCAATTTGAGAGAAGTTCTGCGATCTGGAATAACGGATGGCCAGTATCCGCACCCAGAATTTGTGGAGTGGATGATGGGATACCCCAAAGGACACACAGACTTAAAGCGCTAGGAAACGCAGTAGTGCCGCAGATACCGGAAATGATTGGGCGCGCAATACTGGAAGCAGAAAGGGACTTTGCATCATGACCCCCGTTCAATTCAAAGCCATACGCGAATCAAAGGACATGTCGCGCGCTGAGCTTGCCAATGTGCTACAGATCACGCGCATGACGGTTTACAATTATGAAACTGGTAAAACTAAAATTAGTGGTATAGTGGCAATGGTCATGCAGCTTCTTGACGCTGGGATAATTTGATGGCAATATGATCGTGCATGTTTTCCCATGGTTGGGTAAGCGCCAGTGTAAAAGCTGGCGTTTACTTTTTAATTAAAATTAAGTATAATTACGCATGGAAAAAGTAAATATTCAAGATAAACAGGAGCAATGGCCAGCACTTAATCCTGCCCTTGTTCAGGTTGATAAATTAATCCCCTACGCAAACAACAGCCGCACCCATTCGGATGCACAGATTGACCAAATTGCAGCCTCCATAAACGAATGGGGGTTTACAAATCCTGTTTTAGTGGATGAAAAGAACACAATTATTGCTGGGCATGGAAGGCTGCTGGCGGCTCGTAAGCTAGGGATTAAGGAAGTGCCATGTATCATTGCCGAAGGCTGGACTGATGCGCAGAAAAAGGCTTATGTAATTGCTGACAATAAGCTGGCACTAAATGCGGGGTGGGATGATGAAATGCTCGCGCTAGAAATTGGCGAGCTTGAGGGCATGGATTTTGAATTGTCCCTGCTTGGCTTTGATGATGCAGAGATGGCTGCGTTAATGCAGGACACCACCGAGGGGCTTACAGACGAGGACGCGGTTCCTGATGTTCCTGAGCAGCCCGTCACGATCTTGGGCGATATATGGATGCTTGGCGAGCACAGGCTTATGTGCGGGGATTCAACGGACGCAGGGAGTGTCGCGCTGCTTATGGACGGGCAGAAGGCTGATCAACTAGTCACAGATCCTCCGTACAATGTGGATTATACCGGGAAAACTAAGAAGGCCCTTAAAATTCAGGGAGATTCTATGGGGGACGCACCATTTAGGCAGTTCCTGACCGATGCGTTCACAAACGCTTATTCCGTTATGAAGGCTGGCGCATCATATTACATCTGGCATGCAGACCTTGAGGGGTATAATTTCAGGGGAGCTTGTAAGGACTCTGGACTAGAGGTTCGCCAATGTCTTGTGTGGAACAAAGATACAATGGTTATGGGCAGACAAGACTATCACTGGAAGCATGAGCCGTGTTTGTATGGTTGGAAAGAGGGGTCTGGGCACTTGTGGGCTTCTGACCGTAAACAAACAACCATCATTACTTGTAAAAGACCATCGAAAAGCGAGCTTCACCCTACAATGAAGCCAGTCGAGCTTATGGAATACCAAATAAAGAACAACACAAAAGGAGAGGACATAGTCCTAGATTTGTTCGGAGGTTCTGGCTCAACCCTACTCGCCTGTGAGAAGACAAACCGCCATTGTCGCATGATGGAGCTTGATCCTAAATACTGCGATGTAATCATAAATCGCTGGCAGGACTTCACAGGCAAGAAAGCAACAATGGCGGGCGATACGTTTGATGACGTGGCCGCTGCAAGGGGTGTGAAGATCAATGGCTAAGGGCAAGGGTAGGGGCGTAGGCAGACCGCCGATTGTAGATGAGATCGTAGTACAGAAATTAGAACAGGCGTTCTCCAATGATCTCACTGACTTAGAGGCTTGTTTATACGCGGGGATTTCAAAGTCCACTCTGTATAACTATCAGGAGAAGCATCCTGAATTTGTGGACAGAAAGGAGCTGTTGAAAAATGCTCTTTCTCTGAAGGCAAAGAACAACATAGCCCGCAAGATCAATGAAGGGGATGATGATGCCTCCCAATGGTGGCTGGAGCGCCGCAGGAAGCAAGAGTTTAGCCTACGGACGGAACAGACTGGCGCGAATGGCGGCGCGCAGGAGCATGATGTGCGTGTCAATGACGTATCAGACATTAAAGCTAAAATACTGAGGGCAATACCTGATGACCAACTTGCCGCAATCCTTGCCGGAGATAACGACAGAGGATCTGATACAGGAAGCGCAGAATAGAAAATTCAGGCGCAAAGACTACTATTTTCCGGACACTGGCAATCTTCGCCGTGAGCTTTATAAAAAGCACACTGATTTTATAGCATCCACAAACTTATATCGTGAATCCTGCTTTATGGCAGCAAACCGTGCGGGGAAGTCAGAAACGGGCGCATATGCGGTTGCGACATGGCTAACTGGGGAGTATCCCGACTGGTGGAATGGCAAGAGATTTAATCGCCCTGTTAATATTTTGGTATCAGGCGAAACTGGAAAGCTGGTTAGGGATTCTATCCAGAAGAAGTTAATGGGCGAGCCTAACGCGATAGGCACTGGCATGATACCGCGTGATTTAATCATAGAGAAAAAGCCTAAATCAGGCATCCCAGACGCTATCGACACTGTTCGCGTCAAATGCGCGCTTGGTGGTGAAAGCATTTTGCAATTTCAATCATATGACCAAGGCAGGGAAGCGTTTCAAGCTACGGAAAGAGATGTTATTCTTGAGGACGAAGAGCCGCCCATCGCAATTCATAACGAAAACCTTATCCGCACTATGACGACTGGTGGCGTTGTCCTGCTGACGTTCACCCCGTTGAAAGGCTTATCTGAAACAGTTATTTCCATGCAAGAAAAGGCCGAGCGGGGGATATGCTCAGTCATTCGGGCGACATGGGATGACGCGCCGCATTTGGGCGAAAAGGAAAAGGCCGAGTTGATGGCGGCTTTGCCACCGTATCAAAGAGATGCGCGGTCTAAGGGCATTCCGCAGCTAGGAAGCGGAGCTATATATCCGATCCCAGAGAGCGAGTTTACGGTTGAGCCGTTCGCAATACCGAATCATTTCAAGGTTGTGTATGGAATGGATGTGGGCTGGAATAACACTGCCGCGTCTTGGTTGGCGCATGACTTAGAAAACGACATTGTTTATGTTTATGGAGAGTATAAAAAGGGTCAGGCAGAGCCTGCCGTTCATGCGTCATCGATCAAATCTAGGGGTGACATACCGGGTGTGATTGATCCGGCATCAAGAGGCAGATCACAGAAGGACGGAGAACAGCTTATAAGGCTATATGGGGAGCAGGGATTGCGGCTGGTTGCCGCCGACAACACCGTAGAGGCTGGAATATTTGACGTTTATGAAAGACTTACGACTGGCCGCCTGAAGATATTTAGCACTTGTGTAAACACACTGGGGGAAATTCGGCTATATCGGCGGGATGAAAAAGGCAGGATCGTCAAAGAAAACGATCATATTATGGACTGTATAAGGTACGCGATACGGTCAGGATTAAAGCTTGCTGAGTATTTTAAAAAACAACCGACCACAGACCCCTACGCCGCAGCGCGAAATGTGGCAGGATGGATGTCGTGATGATTAATGCCATTGACGCAGAATTAACCAAATGTTAATATATTCGTACCTCGGCTAATGCCGATTTTACCCTATGCCCCGTTAAGAGGGCAGACCGCTTAGGCGAGTTGAACAGTCATTGTCGGATATAGTTTCGTCAGCCAAATCAGGCTATGAAAGCGCAAAAGATCACTGGTCGGGCGTTTATAGCGAAGCCCGTGACGATCTGCATTTTATTTCCGGTGAGCCGGGCTGTCAGTGGGATTCTAAAGATTACGAGCATCGCCGCCGCAAGAAGCGCCCCGCCCTTCAGGTTGATCAGATCACCCAGTTTGTTAATCAGGTTTCCAACGATATTCGGATGAATACACCGAGTATCGACGTTATCCCCCATAGCGGCGGGGCTGACATTGAAACTGCTGAGATATATCAAGGCATTATCAGGGATATTGAGCATAACAGCAGCGCGGATGATGCGTATGATTACGCGGTTAATTCGGCGGTCAAGTGCTCCATTGGGTATTTTCGCATCGATCATCGCTATAAGGACAGCAATTCATTTGATCAGGAGCTGTTTGTCGAGCGGATTACAAACCCTCTGGCGGTTTACCTTGACCCATCCAGCACGAAGCCTGATGGCAGCGATGCTATGTGCGCTTGGTTTTTGGACGAGATATCAGTTAAGGAATTTAAGGACAAATACAAGGGTTTTGATCCGGTATCTTTTGACGGCGACAATCCCGGCGATAATGAAGATGGCAATATTACGATCTGCGAATATTTCAAGATCGAAGAAACGCCGATCACGCTTGCCAAGCTTCAGGATGGCAGCATCGTTGAGTTGGAAGACGGATCACCTGTTGAGGCGGTTGATACAAGGGATGCGACCAAGCGCACTGTGCGGCGCTATCACCTGTCTGGCGCTGATGTCCTGAACGAAACGACGTTCCCCGGCGACTACATTCCGCTTATCCCCGTTTACGGTGAGGAGGCATGGATTGACGGAGAGCGCCACGTTCATAGTCTGATACGCAAGGCCAAAGACCCGCAGAGGCGTTATAACTATTGGGCATCGACCGAAGCGGAATTGCTGAAGAAAGCACCAAAGGCTACAATTATAGCAGTCGGCGGTACGACAGAAAATTACGCGGCTGATTATATCGACCCTGATAACGCCGTTGTGCTGCGTTATGATCAAATGGACGCAAAGGGCAACCCAGCCCCGCCTCCACAGATTAATGCAGGCCCGCAGATACCT